GAACTCTCCGTAATATCTTAGACTAAGCATTATGTGCGACTATTTATTTTGTTCATCTTGTTCATGATGCCAACCAACGTCCGGCCTTCTATTCTAAATTCCACGCTTCCACCAGTGCCGTCATTGGGCTGAATGAGCGAGCGCAATCGATCGAGAGGTGCAACAACCTCAGGATTGTTTTGAGCGCCGGAATACTCCCCAAAAACGCCAAGTGTACGGCCGTAAGCAATACCACCGTCGGCATATTCTGGAATGCTGGCGACAGCGGCAGCGACGGCGGCAATACTTGCGCCCATTTGAATTAAATTAAACGGTGGAGGCAACGTTTGAGACTGAGCGATAGCACCAGAAAAAGCCTGGGCAATATTTCCTCCGATCAATTTAGCTATCACCGGTAAAGCCTGGGCGACAGCACTAAGTATATTGGCTCCATACTGCAGCCAACCGGCTGCACCTTTTCCCACAACTCCAGATACACTGTTCATGATGCTGGCCGTATCTTGAAGTGCACCTTGGTTAAGTTCCTGCTTTGTCCTTGCATCACTCACTGTCCCTGCATATTCACTCCAAGCCTTTATTGACTTGTTGATTGCAGCCTTTTCCTCTGGAGTGCTGGCAACAGCTAAAAGTTTTTTCAACTTTTCAATCTGCGCAACGGCATTTTCGTATCCAATGAGCTTGATATTTAATTTTGCTTCAATTTTCGGATCTAATTTTGGTATTGCCTTGGCTTTATCATCAAGCAAAGAATACGCCAAAGAATCCTCCATAGCCGTCTTTTTGCGTTTATACGCATCAATCGACTTTTGAATATCTGCACGTTCGGCATCGCCGGCTGTTTTTTGCTTTTGTTCCAAACGTGAGATAACGGCATCCAATTCATCGTAAGTCTGCGGGTTTGAATAGTTGATATCCAAATCAGAAAGTGTATCTTCAATAACCTGTTTTTTGCGCTTGTACTCATTGATGCTTTTCTGAATCTCTGCACGTTCTGAGTCACCAGCCTTCTGAAGCTTGTTTTCAAGATAGCTTATTGTGGTACCAAGTTCCTCGAGCGTGGCCGGATCCGCAAATATCTGTCCACCTTCAGCCGCTATCTCGTTATTAAGTTTACTGACCTCTGAACGCTGTTGAGTGGTAAGATTTTTATTTTCCAGGAGAGCCTTACGTTGTCTGACAAGGTAATCCATATAGTCATTACCGCCTGCAAGTAGATTCTTAAACTCACCCGGGGCAGACTCTTGAGTAGACTTATCGGCGGAGTTCTTCCAGGATAGATAGCGTTCATACTCTTTCTTCTTATCTTGAAGGCCCTTAACAAATGGATCCTCTTTCTTTTCGTGGCCGCTTTTTCCAGGTGAATCCAACGACACAAGATCGTTAGACTTGATGTATTCCTTAATGCCGGCAGCCTGATCATACAGACCCTGCAATCTTGCACTACGCGATTTTACTTGTGCCTCATACTGTGCCCATTGCTTATCCAACAAAGCGAGATACTCACTTGGTAGAGTGTCTGTAATTTTAAGACCTGCAGCTTGTACTTTTTCTCCTACAAACTCTTGTTTGTTCTTATACGTCTTTTGGAAAACAGTTTTATCCTGTCCACGCTCCATCTTATAGATGTCAGCGTAGATTTTTGCCAGGTCGTCCTGAGCAGCCTTAAACTTCAGCGATTTCTCAAGCGAGGATAAATATGCATCAATAGCACGTTTATTCTCCCAGATTACGCTACCCTCTTTACTGAGTTTGGCGTTATAATCCGGCATTATTTCCTGAAGCTGTTTGATAACTTTGAGCTTCTGGTTATGAGAAACATTTTCATTGTAGAGGGCGGTACGCAAAGACTCTATTTTTGAAACCTGCTCAGCGTAGGACTTCGCGATAGAGTTCATTTTCTCGGTTTGTTCAGCCATCTGTTTAGCGGCCTCCTCTGTCTTTTTCTTAGCTTCCTCTTGTTTATCCGTGTATTTATTCCACAAGGAAATAAGTGCGACCACAGCCACCGCAAGGCCAAGAGAGGCTGCTGTCTGAAGACCAATTAATGCCGTCCTGGCTGCCGTTGCTGACATACCCATCTTTATAAATGACCGGCCAAGATTTAGATTGGCAAGAGCAAAGCCATTTGTGGCACGTGTCACGGTAACGAGCATAAAGGCGGAGTCTTTATTCAACGCCTGGGCTACCTGCTGTAGCCCTATTGTTAAGGCTAAAGCTCCCTGAACTTTCAGCATGGACTTTTGCAAGTTCTCGTTTTCGTCTCCAAAAATAGACATGGCACCCTGCGCAGCGGAAAATGCGCCTGTAATGCCACTGATACCAATGATCAAACCCTGAAAATTCTGCTCATCATTAGCCAGCACTTTTGCCTGTTGCGCCGCGTCATTCATGGCGTCTTTTAGACGTCCCAGCTTCTGCTGCATATCAGCAAATTCTTTCGTCCCGCGCTGACCGGCCATTTCCATCCGGATAAGCTCTTCCCTTAGCTGGAACACCTGTGTACGCATGGACTGCTTAGAGGCGCTTGTCTTTTTTACCTGATCCTCCAATTCGAAGAGGGTGACGCGTTCTTTCTCCAGCTCAGTCCTTAGCTGTTGCTCCTGTGGAGTGATATTTTGGGTACCACTTGCTGAGCGCTTTTTCTCAAAATCGCTTAGTTGCTTTTCATAATCTTTGATGACCTGTTTTTGAATGCGGATGTTTTCAACGTCCACACCGGAAAAATCCTTGGCTCCGTTTCCAGCCGATCGAAGTGTCTGGCTTAGATCGTTCACTGCGCTTTTCTGATCATGAAATGCGTTGGTCAGCTTTTTTACATTGTTTGCCTCCGATCCGGAGGTGGAAGTAGTCTTTTTTACCTGCTCCTCGAGATCCATCAGTGTCGCACGCTCCTGAGTAATGGTTTGAATCAAGTCGCGTTCAACCTGAATCAATTGCTCTTCTTCACCCGTGCCGGTTTTTTGTTGACGCAGAGCCTTTACTTTCTGCAGCTCTTTTTCATAATCGGATATGACTTGCTTCTGGACACGGAGATTCTCCGGATCCACGCCCGTAAAGTCTTTGGCTCCCGATACGGTCGATTTGAATGTCCTGCCAAGCTCATCCAGGGCGTTCTTTTCCTGCGTCAGCGCTTGGGTGAAGGACTTGACAGCCGGCGTTCCATCGGCAGCCTTGGCAGAAGCGCCACCAAGGGCATCCTGCACGCCACGAAGCGCCTCGGCAGCCTTTTCACCGGACACCTTAACCGAAGTGGAAAACTGATCGATGGCCTTTCCGGCTTCATCCCTCAGCTTCAATGCTATTTCAAAATCGACGCGTTTCATTGCCATTTTTTAGAGATCTGTTCAAACCGTTCCTTTGTACTCTTGGGAGCCGGTCTTTTGCTTGAAGTTTCCTTTTTCTTGTCCCAGGGCAGCTTCATGACGTCAGACGGCTTTGTGTTTGCTTTTGCATATGGGCGGATGGCCGCCCAGGACATCATCCTTGCCTGTTCCCAAGACTCCCGGTTCCTGGTCGTTTCCTTTTCTTTGTAAGCCTGGTATATGGAATCAAATTCGGCGGGGGATAGACCCATGAATTCGTCAATCCGTAGACCCATGCACCCCGCCGAAATGCCAAGTAGTGTAAGTATAGGTACTCTCTTACCTACTTTTTTTTTCCATCGTCTTGTCCGGATGTTATTTGCTCCTGCAGGCTTACCAGCTCAGAGAGCTCCAGCGAAGCGGCAAACGTGTCAAAGTCCAGGTCAAACGCCACACCGTCAGCGATGCATGAACAGCGGGTATAGGAATAGATCAGATAGGTGAGCAGCTCCGGGTCGGTACCGATCTCATCCACCTCTTTACCATATTGACGTTTGAGAGCTATCATGCCCCCCATGACCTGCCGGCAGGGATATTTATTACCCTTGATCGTTACTTGTGCATTCATCAGCCGGCAACGTTAAAGGTTTTTACTTCCCCGGAGTTTTCCAGGCTGATGCTGTAGGTTGCATCATCGTCAGCCGGAGCATCTTCCGACAGATCGGTGATAAGGAAGCTACCGGAGCGGTACTTCGTTGCCTCTTCACCGCGGTGAGCATATTTCACAACGACGGCTTCTCCGGCTTCCCACATGGCAAGCAGCTCGGAGTAACCAAGCGTATCGCCATAGAAAGCGAACCCATCAGCACTGATGCTAACGTTCAGCTTGTTGACTTTTTTATCCGTCCACTTCCCGCTCTGGGATGTTTCCTTCGTTGCCCGGTCTTTTGTCTCAGCCTTGTTTTGGATCTTACAGGTTTTCGAGTGACCAAGCGGAGTGAACACTTCGTTCACCATGATACCAAGCAGCAAGTCGCTGCCATGAATGTAACCGGTTGTTGGTGTTGCCATTTTTATACTTTCTTTAAAATGATTAATGCGATTCTTAAAATCTGCGCAAGTACAAAGCCAATGACAATGCCTATTGCGTATTTCTTTACAGATGGCCAGAACTTTCGAACCTCGACCTGCTGGTTTTGCTTTTCGAGGTTGCTTCTTAGCCTGGTGATTTCCTTTTGGTAACTGTTGCACTGGATGGCCAGCGAGTCGCAGGAAGATGTTATGGATATCGTATCGTGGATGCGAGTGATCCGGTAGCTTGCCCTCCCTTCACGGCCTACATAAGAAGCCCCTTCCGGAAGCTCATTGATGCTCCTGACTGGTATCTTGTCCGTGATCTCAGAGGCCGGTACCGATACGATCCGGCTTTCCACCAGTTCCCTGATGGACACGCTGTCTTGGGACTCCTTTACCGTTGTCGACTGGAGTTGTCTCTGGCTTGCGCAGCTCACGGTCAACAGGGCAACTGCGATAATAGCGACATTCACCGACAGCCGCGATGGCCCGCTCAAGCCTTCCGACAGCTTTTCTAAGAGCTTTCTTTTCATCAATTTCCTCGATTAGGGTGTTTTTAACATCTTCGTACATGATCTTATAGGCGTCGTGGCTGTCTTTGATCTCCTTCAGCTCGCGTGTTGTCTTGCTGGCATACCACACGGCGATGGATCCGGCGGCACCTGATGGTACCAACCAAGCGAGCACGCCAAATATTGCTGACCAATCCATAGTGGTTCTTTTACTGGTTAATACCTATTGTCTTGAGCCATGACTTCACATCGAAGCAAGGACAGGCCTTGCCTGGATTAAGATCATGATGTCCGACAATAACAACATTCGGGAAACGGCGGTGGAAGGCTTGTACATACGCAGCCATCGACTCCAGCTGCTCTTGGGTGCGCGTGTCCATGGGAGTCTTTCCGTTCTTGGACTTACCGCCAACGTACACAATGTGCCGGCTTGTGGAGTTGTAGCCTTGTGCCCCATTGGTAATCTCCCATGGATCCACGTTTGCATCCTCATTGTTTTCGACAAGCCGTTCTACATGTCCATCAAGATGGATCATATCCGTGTAGCCAACCTGTTTCCACCCCCGCCCTTTGGGGGGCGGGAGTGTGTGCCAGGCTCTGATATCCGCGGCTTTCACCTCGCGTCCATCAGGAGTATCGGTACAATGTATTACAAGACGTCTGATCTGCATTATGCCTTAGGCTGCGACAGCGTGATGGTAGCCGTCTTGGTGATATCTTCCGTCAGGGTTACGGTGATGGTACCGGCCTTTACATCAGCACCAGCAGTGTTGTCTGCAGCTGTAATGGTGAGGACTCCACCCTGTTTGGTCACAACAAAACCGTCGTAAGATCCGGAGAGTACATAGTCGCTGGATGCGCTAACGGCAACCTGACGAACACCACCTGCTACCGGGAAGGCTATCGTGTCGGGATCAACAGAGATATTGGCCGTATAGACTGCACTTACGATGGCACCAATGGCCTCCTGTTTCTTCGGCAATACCATGAAGTAATGACGGAAGTTGATCAGGTTCTCCTGTGTCGTCGGGCTCTTTGCAGCTTCACTGAAATACATCTTGGTCGATCCGGAGCACTTGAACATACGTTTGGTGTAGAAGGCAACCGATGCCTGGTATTGTCCGGCCGTCACTGCGGATCCAAGTGTCTTCTTGTTACCTGCAGAGGTAAAGTACGGACAAGCAACATATTCATACACTTCGAAACCGTAAAGGTTGGAGATCTTACCAGTGGTGTAGTTGTAGTACTGATCAGCAAACTTCTGGTCAGTGGCCAACAGGTCATTCACGTGGTCGGTACATAGCACCAGGCGACGCCCGTCGGTCGGAACCTGCAGCTTGTCAAACTTGTCCTTCAGGGCAATGATATCGAGACGCGTCAACCTGCGACGGCCGCTCTCATTGACACCCGTGGTAAGGACAACAGGTGTCGCGTCGGTGGCAGAAGATGGAGCCAGCGCGTGGATGGCTTTCTTGAACTTATTCTCCAAAATGGAGGATGCATGCCGTTCCTTGACACTGGCCATCTTGTCATAAGAGAGAGCATAAAGCTCATCATCGGTTACGCGAGTGGCCTTGGTCTGGTATTTGTCAAGAGAGATGGCAATATCACCATCCGGCAGATCTTGGATGGGAATAGGATAAGTGGTATTGTTAATAAGCACATCCGGATCGGCGCCGACATCCACCAGGTGGATGACATCATTCTCGGCCTTGTCCGAATAATCGGGGATACCATCAAGCCAAGAGGCTGTATCAGCAGATCGCAGCTTCTTAACCATCTCTCCAGTCCACACCTCTACAAGAACTCCGGCCAACAATGATCCCTTGGGAGCAATGAAGCCCATGAAACAGCCGGCTAAAGCTCCGGCAACAACCCCAAAGATGGGGGACAGACCAATAGCGGCGCTCGCAGCGCCACCGATAGCGGCATTAATACAGATGGCAAGCAACGCCATCAACACAAAAAGACTTTTCTTCATATACGTTGGGGTTAATCAATGGAACATTCGTAACCATATTCAGCCTTGAAAAGGCGCTTGTAGGTTTCAGGATCATCCGTGCGTAAGGTCATTACTTCGGATACCGGAACTTCGGACAACTTCTTGTATTCAGTAGGGGTGGAACCATTTCCGGCAGCTCCTCTACCTCCAAGACTCGAAAGGCGAACAGCCGGAGACATGGCTTCAAAAGTGCTCTTAAGCGCTTCAATGCCGATTTTCTTTCCAAGTTCAATGAAGTGGGCTTCCTTATCGGCCGAAATCTTCTTTTCACTCTGAGCGGTTTTCACCAGTGTGGTGATGGAGGACAACTGCAGGCTGGCGTTATCCGTCTTCAGGGTTGTGTTTTCTCCCTCCAGCTCTGTTATCCTGGTGCCAGCTTGCATCAGGGTTGTAATTTTGGCCGTTACTTCAGCCAAGGTTGCCCCTTCGCTCAGAGAGAGCGCCAAGGCGATGGTTTGCAAATCATTCATACGCGACTGTTTTTTTTGGTTTTGGTTGTTTATTAGCGGTAATACACTGCATTCTCCTTCTCCTGACAGCTCAACACGTTTGCCATCATGCATAAGCACGAGAGCGTCATCATTGGATCCGATATCTACGATACTGACTTCTACGAGTTTCCACTTGGTGATGGTAGCGCGGGTTTGTCCAGGAACGAGATACTTGGGATCTTCCGAAACCTCGATGATGTCAATACCGGCGGATACCATTTTAAGGCTTCCAAACTCCCACTGTTTCTTCAGCTGCTTGGATTGATCCGTCACCTCATCAAAGACAGGTTCCGCAGTGATCTCATCACCTTCCGTCTTGATATCCTTCATGAAACCCATTACCTCACCTCTGCGGTGCATGTACAGCAACACGGAGTTTCGTTGGTACTGGCTTAAGTCACCACCACCGGTCAAGAGCCGGGTGCCGTAACTGTTAATTGAGCTATTTGAAATTCGAACACGTGACATACGCTAATCTTTTGTTTGCAGTGCAATTTTAGGCAGGCCGGAGAGCATAAACAAATAAGTGTGAAACGTTTGCGCAATACTCTGAAGGCCGTTCGCAACAATTTGTCATTGCACACAGTATGGCACAATTTTGTGCCATACAACAACTACAAACCTCATGGCACAAAAAGAAACCGAAAAGAAAAAAGACCTGGCAAGGATCCTGTACATGAATGGCACCGACCAATCAGAAATAGCTGAAAAGGTTGGTACATCCAGGCAGACCATCAGCAAATGGGTGAACGCCTCAGGGTGGAAGGAGGCCCGCGCAGCAAAGAACATCACACGTCCGGAACTTGTCAACAAACTCCTGCTGACAATTGACAAGTTGATAACAGAGGTCAACGATTCCAACGATCCTAAATTGATTGCAGGGTTGAGCGACAAGCTCTCAAAAATCTCCTCTGTCATTGAAAAGCTGGACAAGAAAGCGAACATCGTTGACGCCATCGAAGTGTTCATGGCTTTCTCCAAATGGATCGAATTCAGGGCAAAGACAGATCCGGAAGTAACCACCCAGTTCATGAAGACGCTAAACCGACTACAGGATGCCTACATAACGGAAAAGCTTAACCAATAATGCCGACCAAAAACGAAATACTCGAGTCCCGCAGACGGTGGGAGCAACACTGCCGATATGTTCAGTCGATGACTGTCATCCCGGAGCGCGTTGCACAGGAGACCATAGGCGAAAAGCAGCGACGATTGACCGCACTGCAAAACAACTATGCCGCCTTCTGTGAGTATTATTTTCCACACTTCCTGGCTCTTCGTGACAAGGTAACGGGAGAGGTCGTCCGCACAGTCCACAATGCACCATTCCACAATGCGGCAGCAAAGAAAGTCCTTACAACACCCGACCTGAAAGCTGTCTTCATGTGGCCACGCGGCCACGCCAAATCAACCCACTTTGACATCTTCATTCCTTTGTGGCTGATGCTTCGACAAAACAGGCTCATCAACGTGATGGTGCTTGTCGGTAAATCACAGGAGAGCTCCAACACACTGCTATCAGATATCCAGTCTGAACTTGAGTTCAATAGGCGCATCATTGAAGACTACGGTGATCAGAAGAATGTCGGATCCTGGGAAGAGGGAGAATTTGTTACCCAAAATGGTGTGGCATTCTTCGCCCGTGGACGTGGCCAGTCTCCGCGTGGTCTCCGTTACAAGGAAGCACGCCCGGACTACATCGTCATTGACGACCTGGACGACGACGAACTTTGCCGTAATGAAGCACGCGTCAATCAGTTGACCGATTGGGTGAAAGAGGCTTTGTTTGGAGCCCTCGACGCTGGCCGTGGACGGTTCATCATGGTTGGTAACCTTATTTCAAAGACCTCCGTACTGGATAACATATCGAAGACACCAGGCGTATTTCTTTCGAGGATCACGGCGGTAGATAAGGATGGTAGCCCCGTATGGGCAGAGAAATGGACAAAGCAGGAAGCCGAGAGTGCCGCCCAATTCATGGGTTATCGGGCATGGCAGAAAGAGATGATGCACAACCCCATCACGATGGGTGCCATCTTCAAATACGACTGGATCCGATACAAGAAAATGCTTTCCCTGGATAAGTATGACGAGCTCATTGTCTATGTGGATCCATCCTTCAAGTCAACGACAAAGAACGACTACAAGGCCTGCCGGTTCTGGGCAAAGACGGGTAAGGAACTACACCTCATTGATACGTACGTACGCCAGGACACCGTCACCGGTATGGTGCGATGGCTTTATAACCTGTACGAATCACTTCCGGAGAAATGTGCCGTCAGGTTCTTTATGGAAGCCAACTTCATGCAGGATATCATTCTGGACGAATTTGCCACCGAAGGCGTCACAAGAGGGTACCAGCTTCCGATCATGCCGGACAAGCGTCAAAAGCCGGACAAGCTTCAACGTATAGAAGCCATCTCACCTTTATGGGAAAGAGGATTCATATTCTACAATGAAGCCTTGAAAGACAGCCCGGACATGATTGCAGGCATCGAACAGACCTTGGCACTCGAGCGCGGTAGTCACGCGCATGATGATGCACCTGATGCCGACGAGGGAGCCATATACATCTTGCAGAAGATGACAAGACAAGAGTTATTTACACCCAGCTTCGGCCGTCGGCCAAGCGCTAAAAACAGTTGGTAATATGAAAATCGTCAAGAACTTCAAAAAAGTATTATTCGCATTGCGATACAAGAGAGCGGTAAGAAAGGCCGATAAGAACCAGAAACTTTTCAAGGTTAAATACCAGGTCTATATCGTCAAGGGAAAACCTCGTGCCATTTGCAAACAAAGGCTCGAAAACTTGGCCAAGTCCGGCTATTTCGGTAAAGGCAGAAAGATGAAGGACATTGAGAAACTTGCTTTGTATAGCACAATATAATAGCCATGTTCTTAGAAGATGCAGATTACAAAGTGGTGATTGGAGCCAAGGCGTTTGATGTCTTGAAGCAATCGGATGACGCCAACCTGGAGCAAGCCGAGGGTATGGCCATTGAGGAGATAAGCGGCTATTTACGACCAAAATATGATTTAAAGACCATATTCTCCGCTACAGGAGATAGCAGGAATAACCTGATTGTCATGTTTTGCGTGGACATCGCCTTGAACAATCTTGTAGCTGCTGTGCCTGGTCGAATGGGTGCAGAAACCAGAGATGCGCGTTACAAAAGAGCCGTCGAGTGGTTGACCTCCGTTCAGAAAGGTTCAATTGTTCCGGATCTTCCGGTATTGGTATCAAGTGAGACCGGTGAGATAATCTCCGGATCCACCTCGTGGGGTAGTAAAGAACGTAATGACAACAGCTGGTAATGGAAAAGAAGAAACTACAATTAGGCAAGGAGGATGCCGCTAAATTCAAAAAATTGGTCATGAGCCTTCAAAGGCAGACCGACTCCCTCACAAAAAAAGATTTGAAAGCATGGCGATCTGCCTGGCAGATGGCCATCAACATAGACAACCCCAGCCGGCAACGGCTGTATGATGTTTACACCGATACCGAGATAGACCTTCATCTTTCCGGATGCGTGGAGCAGCGCAAGGGCTTTATCAAATGCCGGTCGTTTAAACTGACGGACAAATCCGGCAAGGAAAATGAAGACGCCACAAAACTCCTCAATACTGTCTGGTTTAAACAACTCATGGACTATGTTCTTGATTCAATCTATTGGGGACACTCCCTTATTGAACTTGGAGAACCAGTCAAGCTGGAGGACGGACGAATGGTTTACGACGGCGTGACTCTTATCCCGCGTAAGCACGTCATTCCGGAGTACGGCCGTTTCACCGTTGAACCAGGGCAAGACTGGAAAGAGGGTATTGAGTATCGCGTGGCACCATTTACCGACCACCTCATTGAGGCCGGAACGCCCAACGGACTTGGACTATACCTGAAGGTTGCAACTCAAGCGATCCCCAAACGTCACGTGATGGCTTTCTGGGATCAGTTTGGCGAGATGTTCGGTATGCCCATGCGCATTGCCAAGACGACAACGCGCGACGACAATGAGCGAAAGAAAGTTGAGCAGATGCTGGACACGATGGGTACCGCCTTCTGGGGACTATTTGCTGAAGGCACCGAGATCCAACTGGTGGAAAGCACCAGAGGGGATGCCTACAACGTTTACGACAAACGTATAGACCGTGCCAACTCTGAAATGTCAAAATGTGTCCTGGCACAGACCATGACCCTGGAGAATGGAAGCAGCCTATCGCAGTCGGAGACACACCTGGATGTATTCAAAAACATCATCGAGGGCGATGCCGACATGCTTAGGGACATTGTAAACGACCAGCTAATACCACGCATGGTAAAGGACGGTTTCCCGGTAAAAGGATTTACGTTCGACTGGGACTACTCCCTTGACTACACTCCTGAACAGCAGGTCGCTTACGAAGCAATGATCGGTGGGCTCTTTGATTTTGATCCGCAATACTTTGTTGAAAAATATGGAGTAAAGCTCAAAGGGCCGAAGCAAGCACAGCCCGCAGGTGATAAAAATTTTTTCGCTTAAGCCCCTCTCATTATGAGGGGCTGCACGAGAGATACCGGCAGATTCTTGGCTATGAGGCAGCCGGATACGAAACAAACTTTGCAGCAGGAGAAAGCAGCAAGGAAATACCGAAGGAATTAGCCGCACAGTTACGTAGTGCCTTTACAAGGATGATGAAGGCCATGCACAAACAACAAGGTGCATCACTTGAGATCAGTCTGTTGACCAACACCGAGTCTCTCAAATTCATCGAGAAACATACGGATGTCCTGAATCATGCGCTTGAAAAAACCGGAATATCCGAAGCCACCAGGCGAAGCATGGAAACGTCAAACTTTGTTTTTTCCGGCATCAAGACATTTCATGAGCTCAACGAAGCCTTTCCATCGCTTTTTGATGAAAATGGAGACAGGAAGTCCTTCGAACGCTTTTATAAGGATGTTCGAACGGTGGACGAAACCTACAACAAGAACTACCTGAAGGCGGAATACAACTTCGTCACGCAATCAGGAACGATGGCCGCAAAATGGCAACGTTTCGCTGCAGATGGGGACAGATATCTGCTGCAGTACAGAACCATCGGTGACAACCGCGTGAGAGAGTCTCACAAAAAGCTTGACAGGATCACCCTTCCGTTATCAAGCATCTTTTGGGACAAATATTTCCCGCCTAATGGATGGGGCTGCCGGTGTGGCGTCATACAAGTCCTGAAGGGTAAATATCCGGTAAGCGATGAACAGCAGGCTTTACAGATGGGTGATGATGCAACGGACGAAAAGGGGACTATGTTCCGTTTCAATCCCGGAAAGCAGCGATCCGCCTGGGCAGACTACAACCCATACACCATTAAGGACTGTGTCAATTGCAAGAACAGGAGCAGCAACCTGGTGCATATACCAAACAACCAGTTATGCCAGGCCTGTGCAATCATCCGGGAGATGTCCGGGACTTATAAGGCTGTGCCGACCTATTATGGAGGTGTAAGGATAAGCAGCAAGCACGGTAAATCCGAAAAGGTTACAAACATACGGATTGCCTCATATCTTGCAGACAAGCACAACCAGGAGATAGACTTGTTGCCTCGAGGTAGAAAGAAAACCGCTGACGCTTACAACAGAACACTCGGTATTGAGCAGGAGTACAAGACCAATAAGACGAATTCTGTCAACGCTGTAGACAAGGCCATACGGGATGGGGCTAAGCAATCGGCCAACATCGTACTATGGATTGAGTCGGATATCGCTCTGGGGACATTGTCTTCAGCTATAGAAAACAGGGTACGCAGATGTCCGGAGGTGTTGAGCCTTATGGTTGTCATTAAAGGGAAGGATGCCACTTACTCTCGCGAGCAGATTCTTACTGAAGACTGGAAAATAAAACAGGAGGACCTGAAATAACAGGCTCTCCTGAGTCGGGGCGCGGGGCGCATTGCGGCGACCCCCCACCGGCACAAATATACAACATCTTTTAATTAATTGTACACCAATGAAAAAAAACATCATTATCGAACGATGGAAGTCTGAAATGCCTGACTTCTTCAAGAAACTGCAGAAGGTGGCTTTCAGTGTTGGCGCATCCGCTATTGCCGTTCGTGTGGCCGACACGACACTGGATCTAAGTCTGGCTCCGTGGCTACTGTCCATCATCAGTTACATCATTGCGGCCTGTGTGGCCATTGCCGGCACCGCACAGCTGACAAGGAAATGATCAACATCAACCAACAAAAAAGCACCGTTCATCGCGGTGCTTTTTTCATGTAAAATGATAGGTCTTTTTCCTTTCTCCAAACTTTAAGATAGAGACTTTTGCCAGAAATGGAAAGTCATCACGTTTTACCAGATCTAACTGTTCCTTCATCCGTTTTGAGTCTGTAAAGAACTTCATTCGAATATCATTTAACTTGACGAGAACAATATATCTTCCTTCACCGTAGGATGTTGTAATGTTCTTTTGATAGTCTATAACCTCCAATTCTTGATTAAGTATCTCGTTTATGGATACCTGACGCGCATCAAAAATGTTAGGTTGACTTATCGCTATATTCATTTCAGAGAATTTTTTCACTGTCTATCACTTTATTGATTAAATTTTTACTGTTGCAATGTTTTGCCCAACCGATGTATGGGCTGATCAGACGCTTGTAGTCTGATGGTTCTATATTTCTCCGGCCAAGGACAGCCGCCCGCCGGCACATGTTTTGCTTAATGGATTTGCGCATAAGGATATGCGTGTGCCTGAAAACGTAACCCACAAAGTCTATACCCCTTTCATCCACCGGAAAGACCTGGTAATTACCCTTCATTTGAAGCTTTAAAGAATTGGATAGGTATCCATCCATCTTTGCCCTTATCTCGTGCAGGACGGGCTTATTTGAGGCCAAAATAACTATGTCGTCCGCATACCGGTAATAGTACTTCACCTTGATGACTTCTTTCATGTAGTGATCCATGTAGGAGAGGTACAGATTAGCCAGGTACTGGCTTAGATAATTTCCGATCGGTAGCCCATCGGCCGAGTCGATGATGCCGTCGAGTAGGGCAAGCATCCTTTCATCCTTGATTTTCTTCCGGATAATGGTTTTCATCAACGCGTGGTTAATTGAAGGGTAAAACTTGCGGATATCAAGCTTCAGGCAATAATGGGTACCATCTACATCCTTCAGATCACGCTTGATATCACGAAGCGCTGCATGGATTCCGCGACCTTTCACGCATGCGTACGTGTGACGGATGAACACAGACACCCAAATTGGTTCCAGGACGTTCATGATGGCGTGCTGTACTATACGATCGCAAAATGGCAAGCGGTAAATGATGCGCTCTTTTGGTTCATAGATGGTAAAGATGTCATACGCGGATATCCGATAGCTACCGGTGACCAGATCCTGATATACTGACTCAAGGTTTCCATCTATATCACGGTCAAAGATTCTTATACCATAAGCCCGCGCTTTACCGGCGCGGGCTTGGTGATAGGCTTTCAGGATGTTATCCCTCGTGCATACTTGATCGTATAAATTGCTGTATCGTTTCATAAAGCCTGACATTCTATTCAGAGCGTTCGCCACTTTCGGTTACCAGCACCTTTTGAATGATTTGTTTTTTGCACTGTTGGCAAGGCCTCTGTCTTGGTTTGTTAGGTGGGAGGTGTCCCCCGAATTCGCGTTCGTATCGTTGTAGTTCGTGTCGTTGAAATCGACGCCGCCGGAAGGCAACCCGTAAGACAGACAGCCAGTTTTCTTATTTCGTCAGATAATCCTCAAACGCTTTCGGGTTGAGCCGCGCCATGTGGCGCGCTCCGTTCCGGTCGAGATACGCCAGGCGGGAGGCGTCCCCCGAATACGCGCTCGTATCGTAGTAGTGCGTGCCGTCGAAATCGACGCCGCCGGAAGGCAACATACGGAACCAGGGGAAATACTTGTATTGATCACCATTGCGCCAGTCTGCTTTCTTACCAGGATTGGTAAGTGTGTTGGCCGCCTTGGCCATGACGACGTTTTCATACCACTTCAACATTGCTTCATGAAGTTCCGCTGGGATGTCTTCAACCTTTTCAACTTGCGGCCATTCGGCTACCTGGTAACATTCTTCAACGCTTGTGATGTCCTCTATGGACTTGAATTCTTTAGTCATTTTGTTTGATTTGTGGCTTTCGCCTGTTTATTTATTCATGATGTTTTGGAAGACCTTTTGACAGGCAGGGTTACGTCCGAGTGTCTCGGCCGCTTTGGCGCTTATTGCGCTCAG